GTCGCTTCGAAAGCCGGTGGCGCTCATACTCAGTTGATTCCCGGTCCGTGTCCTTCACGGACAAACGCGAGAGCCAGAACTGGATCGACGATTATGGCGAAGATTCAGATTTCGTCAGAATACGCGTTCGCGGGGTATTCCCTCGGTCCGGAACCATTCAGTTTATCGGTACCGACTTGGCCCGTGCGGCTGTGCAACGGGACGTATCTGTATATGTTTTCGACGCCCTGTGTATCGGGGTTGATGTCGCTCGGTTTGGTGACGACGAGTCCGTTATCTACTTCCGAAAAGGTCGCGATGGCCGATCGATTCCTCCAGTGCGCCTCCGAGGCGTCGATACAATGACGCTCGCCTCGCGCGTGGCGGAGTCGTACCTTCACCACCGCGCCGATGCAGTTTTCGTGGATGGTGGAGGCGTGGGCGGTGGCGTGGTGGACAGACTACGACAGTTACGTGTACCTGTTATCGAAGTCCAGTTCGGCGGCAAGTCCGACAACAACTTCGGATCGGTTGAAAGCGGAATACAGTACGCGAACAAGCGGGCGGAAATTTGGGGCTCCACCAAAGAGTGGCTCACAGTTGGAACTGTTCCCGATCTCCCAGACCTTATCAACGGCTTGTGCGCGCCGGAATACGGCTTCAACCTTAAGTCCGAAATCCTCCTCGAGTCGAAGGACGCCATGCGGAAACGTGGAGTTGCATCGCCTGACCTCGCGGATGCCTTAGCCCTCACCTTCGCGTATCCGGTGGTGCCGAAGCTCCGGTCCGAGGATCGATCGGACGCGCTGGTCAAATCGGAATACGACCCGCTCACTCAACATGAACTGGAGCCCGCATGACTTTCATCATCGTCAACCCGACAGACAAGCCAATCCAGCTCGGTGGTGTCAGTATTCCACCCAAGACTCCCTATGTGGTCGAGTCTTTAGACAATATCCAGGGCTGGGCCGATGCGGTGGCCTCGAAGTCATTGACCGTCACCGACGCGACTCTTACAGTCGCGGAACGCAAGGAACTCGCCGACATCCTTGCACCGCACTATCACACTGGCGACCCTGCAATCGACGGGGAGAAGTAATGTCGTTTTTCGGCGGCGGCGCTCCAACTCCACCACCTCCGCCTTTACCGGACCCGCTTCCGACGACGCCGACCTTTGCCTCCGGCGGCGCGCGACCAGCTGGTAACACGAACCGAGTCCCCGGCTTCGGCTCAACCCTTATGACCAGTCCAATGGGCGCCGATGGATCTAACACTAATATCGCGCGCAAGTCGCTTTTAGGTCAATAGAATGAACGCGCTCGTCCAGACCTCAGGTTCCCGACCGTACATCACGGAGCGGTCTGAGCTTGAGTCGGAACTGGCCGGGTTAAAGACCGAACGGTATTCATGGTGGGTGGCCTGGAGTCAACTCGCGACTTACTTACTTCCACGGCGCTATCGTTGGCTGGTGACGCCAAATCAGATGAACCGAGGCTCGCCGATCAACGGCGCGATTATGGACTCAACCGGGACGATAGCGGCCCGAGTCCTCGCCTCTGGCATGATGAGTGGTATTACCTCCCCAACAAGACCCTGGTTCAAGTTGCGAATAGCCGGCTTTGGGACCGACGAAATAAGCCCCGTTAACATCTGGCTCGCCGAATGCGAAAAACGTATGATGCACGTTTTTCAGGAGTCCAATTTCTACAACGCGATGGCGGTGATGTATCTGGACCTCGCGATCTTCGGGACCGCGCCGGTTATCATCTACGAGGACTTCGAAAACGTTATTCAGTGTTATAATCCATGCGCTGGCGAGTACTACGTTTGGAATGACCCGAAACTCCGCGCTGGTGGCCTCGCCCGTGAGATGGTGATGACGGTGCGGCAGGTCGTTAAGGAATTCGGGATCGAGAATTGTTCGCAAAGCATTAAGAACTCGTATACGACCGGCGGCGCCTCGCTCTCGCAAGAGATCAAGATTATCCACTTCATTAAGCCAAATACAGGCCAAGTCAATTCCAGGTTCTCGTGGTATGAGTGCTATTTAGAAGAGGGAGGGTCAGGAATTGAACCGGCATTTCTCCGTAAGAAAGGCTTCTTCGACGCGCCGTTTATTTGCCCTCGATGGGAGACAACTGGAAACGATGCGTATGGCCGCTCGGTCGGGATGGATGCGCTCGGGGATGTTAAACAACTTCAACAAGAGACGAAACGTAAGGCGCAAGCGATTGATAAGCTGGCCAATCCGCCGATGGTTGCGGACGTAGAGCTTAAAAATCAGCCTGCGTCAACCCTTCCGGGCGGCGTCACTTACGTTACGAAGAAAGATGGCGTCGGTTTTGTCCCCGCCTACCAAAACTTCCGGCCTCCTGTCGCCGAGATGATGCAGGATATCACGATGATTCAACAGCGGATCAAAGAGATATTCTTCAACGATCTGTTCTTAATGATATCGAACCTCGACACCGTGCGAACGGCCACCGAGATCGACGCCCGCCGCGAAGAGAAACTCGTGATGCTCGGGCCGGTGCTGGAGCGCCTCCAGACCGAGGGCCAGGACCCTGTGATCGACCGAGTGTTCTCAATCATGTCGCGCGGGGGACTTCTGCCCGACCCGCCGCCGGAGATCGCAGGCGCGCCGATCATGGTCGAGTACGTCTCGATGCTGGCCGCCGCGCAAAGCGCTGCTAACACCACCGGAATCGAGCGCTTCTTGGCGCAGGTAGGCAATATCGCCGGGGTCCACCCTGATGTCTTGGACATCCCGAACTGGGACCGCATGATGACCCGTTACGGTTTGGTTCTTGGCAACGACCCGCTCGATATTAACACCGAGGACGAGATCGGACAAATCCGCGCAGCCAAGGCCAAGGCCCAACAAGCGGCGCAAATGAACCAGGTCTCCGACACGAGCAAAGGCTTCGCTGATGCCGCGAAGAATCTGTCGGCGACTGATGTAGGGGGCGGGACAAACGCGCTTCAGGCGATCCTCGGTGGGGGGCCTGCGTCATGACCAAATTCTATCAAGTCGTAAATTTTCAGCATGATCCGGTCAGGACGTTTAAGTCTCAAGTTGAGGCACAGAATTATGCAGATAAGCTTCGAAAACAGTACGATCCGCCGGAGGGATTTTATGTGATCGAGTTAAACGTCGTATACTCAGTTGGAGATATCCAATGACCTACGACTCCTCCGATCCGCGCGCCGTCGAGAAGGCCACCAAAGAACACAAGACGAAGGAGGTGCTTCGCAAGGAGGGCCTGCGCCAAGTGATGTCCACCGAACCCGGCAGAGCTTGGATGCACGGCCTCCTCGAGTCCACCGGACCGTTCCGCTCACCGTTTTCAACCGACGCGATTATGATGGCGAAGAACTGTGGCGAGGCCAATGTGGGCCTTCAGCTCATCGCCGACCTCCACGCCTGCTCCGTCGAACTTTATCTTCAGATGATGAAAGAGAACTCAAATGGCTGATCCCGTTGTTGCACCGGCTGTTGCTCCCCCTGCAGTTGAAGGTGCCGCACCTCCAGCGGCGGCAGTTACGCCTCCCGTTCCTACTGCTGCTGGAGACCCGCCTCCGGCCGGGACCGAGCCACCCAAGACCGAACTCGGGAAGCCGCCTGAGAAGGCCGCCGAGCCCGTCGCCTTCGACGCCACGAAGCTAACGCTCCCCGAGGGCATGAAGGCCGACGACCCGATGTTCAAGACCTTCGCCGAGACCTTCGGTGACGCGAAGCTCGACCCGCAGGCGCGTGGCCAGAAGCTGATTGACCTGTATACTCAGGGCGTAAAGTCCGTTCGTGAGGCGGCGATGACCGCCTGGAACGAGACCAACGCGAAATGGGTGAATGAAGTGAAGGTAGACGCCGAAATCGGCGGGGCAAAGTTTGAACCAACCAAAGCCTCTATTGCCAAGGCTATCGACTCACTGGGGCCGGAATTATCCGTAGCCTTCAGACAGGGCCTCGATGCCACTGGAGCTGGGAATCATCCCGCGATTTGGAAAGGACTGGCCAAAATGGCCGCACTCCTTACCGAAGGCGGTCATGTGACCGGCAATCCACCGAGCGCCACTCCTGATATCGGGGCGACGTTCTTTCCCAACTCCAAGATGAAATAGGATTGTAACCAATGGCAACACTTGCCTCTAACGCCCTAACTTATGCCGACTGGGCGAAACGCGTCGGCGAGGACTACAAGATCGCGATGATTATCGAAATGCTCTCGCAAACGAACGAGATCATGACAGATATGCTGGTGATGGAGGGTAACTTGCCCACCGGCAACAAGTCGATCGTGCGGACCGGCCTCCCATCCGGTACGTGGCGCCTGCTGAACGCGGGTATTCAGCCCACAAAGTCAACGACCGCGCCGATTGTCGATACCTGTGGCAATCTCGAAGCCGAGTCACAGATCGACAAGGACGTGGCCAGCTTGGCCGACGATCAGGCAAGGTTCCGTTTGTCGGAGTCAATGGCCTTCCTCGAAGGTATGACGCAGCAGATGGCCTCGACCGTGATCTATGGTTCGACGGCTGTTAACCCGGACCGTTTCACCGGGCTGGCGCCGCGTTACAACAGTGTTCTCACGACGACGGCCCTGTCGGCCGCGAACGTGATCGACATGGGCGGCACTGGTTCCGACAACACGTCAATCTGGATCGTGACTTGGGGCGAGCGCACCACCTGCGGCATCTTCCCGAAGGGCAAGATCACCGGTCTCCAGCACACTGATATGGGCCTCCAGCGCATTCAGGACGTGAATCAGACCTTCGCTACGGGCGCCTATTTCTGGGGTTGGGTCGATCACTTCAAGTGGGAACTCGGACTTCAGGTCCGCGACTGGCGTTATAACGTGCGGCTCTGCAATATCGACGTGTCGGACCTCGCGACCGTCAACGCCGCGAACATCATCAACGGTCTGATCCGCGGGCTCAATCGCCTGCCGACCACTGCCGTTGGAACGACCGCAGTCCAGACCTCCGACTCACCGAATGTACAAGGTTCGATGGGCAAGACGGTCATCTACGTTAACCGCACCGTGCGGACCTACCTCGAACTTCAGGTTGAGAATAAGACCAACATCTGGCTCCAACTCCGCGAGTACGATGGTCAGGTCGTCCTCACCTTCCGCGGCGTCCCAATTCGTACAGTGGATGCCATCCTCAACAACGAGGCCCGCGTGGTCTAAGGAGCAAATGCTATGATTCTCGACTCACTATTAATGTTCTCTACTCCTGCAGCCCCGCAGGCGATCACGGTGACAGCACCTTCGACTAACATCATCGATCTGCTGAATCCGCGCGATCTTGGCATCGGTGATGATCCGGCGCTGAAGCTCGCGATCTTCGTTACCACGGCGCTCATTGGAAATGCTGGAACACTTACAGTCCAGTTCCAAGGTGCCCCTGATAATGGCTCCGGCGCTCCTGGCGCCTATGTCACCTACGCTGAGTCGCGTGCTTACGCCATCGCCGATCTGACGGTGGGCACGAAACTCTTCCCAATCGATGTCCCGCACCGCGATCCGTCTTTGGTTGCCACATTCCCCAGGTTCTATCGTCTGAACTATGTAGTTGGAGCCGGGCCGTTTACCGCAGGTGCGGTCGTCGCTGGTATCGTCATCGATCGTCAGGATTCGGCGCAATATCCCGCCGGTCTGACTATTACGAACTAAGGAGCCGTCATGAAAAAATGGCTCCTATGGGCCGCGTTGGCAGTGGGGCTCGTTGCCCCACTCGCCTATGCCCAGTCGGTTGTGCAGACCCAAATCAACGCCAATACAGTGGTGAAGGCCGTTCAAGGTCCGGGTGGCTCCGAGGCCTGGATGACCGTAGACACTATCCGGAATAGCGGCCTGTTTACCTCTACGACAGGGCAGACCGGCGCGGCCACATCAACCGCAGCTGGAGGTACGTTATACTGGATTGGAACGGCCCCAACGACCTGGGCCGTGACGCTCCCGCTCAATCCCACCGATGGTGAGTTAGTGACCCTTGATACCGATACCACCCTCACCACGATGGTAACCGTCACCGCCAACACAGGTGACACGCTCCACGCCACCTACGCATCGCAGACCCTCACTGCGTTGACACCTGTAACTTTCCAATACCAACTGTCCTCGCGCGCGTGGTTCAGGTTAATGTGATGTTACACACTCGTAGAAAATTACTTCGTGGCGGTGGCGCACTTGCTGCCACGAAGCTGTTCGCACCCAGCATCATAAAACCAGCCAGCGCCGGTTTTGTTTTGGGGAAAGCCGGTGGGGGAGGCGGGGGAGGCTATGTAGCGAAGGCGGTGCATTTCGATGGGCTTACATCGCTGCAAATTCCGGCAGTTGTTGCTCCCGCAAGTTCAGCCACAATCATCTCGTCGCATTGGCAAAAGATCGCTCCAGAGAACTGGAGAGTGGGAGACGTGGAGGATGTTCCTGCGGTCTGGGTCGTTGATCCGCTTGGGCAGTACGAGCCGCAATTTTCATTTTCAACTGTTGACCCCGGGGCCCAGCCGCAGATTGATTTCAATGCCGGTGATCCAACCGCAGGTCCATTTTACGATCTGACATCTAGCATCTTGCCCGTTCCTGGAGTTGGAGTTTATCAGCATTTCCTTTGCGCGGCTAAAGTGGATTTCGCATCAGGCTCAAAACTCGGCAAGGTTTATTTGAACGATACGGATATCACCAATGTGAACAGTGACACTTTTGGGTCCTTTCTGATCCAGATGAATGGTTTTCTTTTCTGCATCGGAAACGATGCGGGCTTCGATACGCCGCTTATCGGCGCTCTCTGCGATCTGCGAGTTGCGCTAAATTACGATCCGTTCGTGGATGGTGATTTACCTGTCGCGTTCCGCCGCCTGTTTATCGATGCAAGCGGCAAGCCTGTTGATCCCGCCGTGGCGACGGCTGCACTCGGTGGTCCGGGCATTGTCCTTTGCAGCGGTGACGCCTCTCCAACCGGATTTTCGCGCAATCAGGGAATTGGCGGTACTATTATTGTAACCGCTGGCGGTCTCACCAACGCCACCACAAGCCCGAGTGATTAACTTT